AAGGTTTCCGCTAATCCTGGGCTAAGGCTTCAGAGCATTTTTGACACAGGTCACGAAGTTCACGCTAAATGGCAGTCGTGGTTTCAGGACATGGGCGTCCTACACGGCAAGTTTAACTGCCTAGTTTGCAACAAGGTTACTTGGGGCACTTCTCCAAAGAACTGTGAGCACTGCGGTCGTGATGACCGCCTAGAGTACGGTGAAGTAACCCTAGTTGACGAGAGTCTGCGTATCGCAGGTCACACCGACGGATGGGTGAAGGGCATTGGAAACGACACCCTTATTGAGATTAAGACCATTGGTCCAGGAACTCTTCGTGCTGACATGAACCTGTTCATGAACGCTAATGGAGACTTTATGAAAGCATGGAGTAACCTAACCCGCCCATTCCGTGACCACATCCTACAGGGGCAGGTCTACTTAGAACTCATGAACCGCATGGGGCATGTCGGAGAAAACGGAGAGCCAATCAACGAGATTGTTTTCCTTTACGAACTCAAGGCTGACCAGTCGTTTAAGGAGTTCTCCATCAAGCGTGACTTTGAGATTGTCCGTCATGTGTTTGAGAAAGCCGAAAAGGTTGTAAAGGCAGTCGAGGCTAACAAAGCCCCTAAGTGCAACAACAATCTTGGCGGAACTTGCCCACAGTGCTCTCCATACAAGGAGGAGTAATGAGTGCCCTAGAAAAGTTTTCTGGGTGGGGACTGACCTTTAGGAAGCCAGGAGATGGTCAGGTGGAACTGCCTGATGACATTACCGACATTTCCTCGGAGCAGTTGGGCGAGTTGTTTACTCGCCTCACCGCTTGGACAGACTACATTGCCTCACAAAAGGTAATGGCAGAACTTGAAGAGCGTGCCGCCCTAAAAAAGAAAGACCTAACTGAAAACACCATGCTAATTAGGCGCATGGGTGCCTCAGTCAAGGGTGAGCGTATCACTGCCGTAAAAGCAGAAATCTCCATTCACCCAGACCTAGTTGCTCTGGAGAATGATTACGAAGAGAAGTATGCCTATCGCAAGTTGGTTGAGATGCTACTCAACAACCATGAGCGTGACCTCCAACTAGTCAGCCGTGAGATTACCCGACGAAGCAATGACCAGCGTTCTACCCGAAAGGAATACGGGTTCTAATGAAGTACCGTCTATCTCAACAGCCAATCTTTGTGACCCTAGAAGACCACGAAGTTCAGCAGACCCTAGACTTCATTAAGCGTATGAGGGAGGACAAAGTTGCTCACGATGTAGTGGACAAGATGTTTGACATCAACAACACTTCCGAAGGAATCAACATCATTGGTCACCTAGGTGAGATGGCTGTTGGAAAAGTCCTACAGATTCCCGTGGACATGGAAGTGCGTACTGGAGGAGACGACGGACATGACATGGAGTACCTCGGCAATACGGTACAGGTCAAGACCAGCACTCTAAAGGCACTCATCTTCAACGCTCCTCATCTCTTTAAGTCCGACCTTGCCATTCTCGTGCAGTTCATCGGAGAAGATAAACGTCAGGCGGAAAAAGACCCAAGGTTTGTAATCTGGGGCTGGATGAGCCGTGAAGATTTCATGGAGAAACATTACGCCCATGACTACGGTTATGGAAACCGCATGGTTGTGGATTTTGAAAACCTATTACCGCTCGACATGATTGAAGAGAAGGTTTTAACTAAGTGATTATTGGCATAGTTGGATACGCCCGCTCAGGAAAAGACACTGTTGCGGAATACCTAGTCAAAGAGTACGGGTTTACTCGACGAGCCTTTGCCGACCCTATGAGGGAAGCCCTGATACGGTTGAACCCACGAATCAATGTGGGAGAAATGGTAGGTGTTTACCTGCAAGATGCCGTCGCTAATCTTGGTTGGGATGCTCTAAAAGAGTTTAGCGAAGATGCTCGCCGCCTAATGCAACGCATGGGCACGGAGGTTGGTCGTCAAATGTTTGGCGAAGACGTTTGGGTAAACAAAGCCATGCAGGATGCCGACCTAGAGGAGAACATTGTGTTCTCAGATGTTCGTTACGAAAATGAGGCTGAAGCAATCATTCGTGCGGGAGGTCGACTATGGAAGATTACCCGCCCAGGTCTTGGACCAGTAAATGAGCATCCATCAGACTCTGCCTTGGACTCAGCCCCAGAATCCCTGTTTGATTTAGTAATACTAAACGACTCCACTAAGGAAGAACTTTTTTCTGAATTAGATAAGACAATGCCGATGATGAAGGCGCATAATGTCAGTTAAGGAGTTCAATGGAGGCTTGCAGAGCAACCAAGAAGTAACCATTGGCATAGACCAGTCCTTAACGGGGTTTGCAGTATCCGCAGTCTCCATTGAACATCCTTCTAACCATTTAACTTGGGTGTATAAGTCCCCATACAAGGGTGTTCAAAGACTAGCCGACATCCAGAACTTCCTGTTTGATAAGTTCGAACTCCTAAAAGAACAAAACAATCTAATCACTGAGATTGCCATGGAGGCACCCTTTCTTGGGTCCCCATCAACCCTCCCCCTGTCAGAACTTGCTGCTGCAGTTAAACTGTTTCTGTATGAGCACTTCTACAGCACCAACAACTACAGCCCTGAGCCGCCCCAGCACCTCAGGACTCCATTGGTAATTCCGCCCATGACACTCAAAAAGTACGCCACAGGCAAGGGAACCTCCAAGAAACAGGAGATGCTCCTACAGATTTACAAGAGATTTAATGTTGAGTTTAACGACGACAACGCCGCAGATGCCTACGCCTTGGCAAGACTAGCCGCTGGAATCACTCTAAACGCATCCGACAAAGAAGTTGTAGAGAAAATAAAAGACCCTAAATACAGGGATTTTTTACAGTAATAGCCGTATCCTAGTTGAGAGGATGGCGCACAACTCGACAACTAAGGACTACAAATGTCAGATGAAATTATCGCACCATCCACAGTAGAAGACTTTCTCCGTGTAAGTGCCAGTTCTAACGCACAATCCCTAGCATCCGCTATCGCACACGCAATTTACGACAACCGTCAGGTCAAACTCCGTGCCGTAGGCGCTGGAGCAGTAAACCAAGCAGTTAAGGCTATTGCCATCGCTCGAGGCTACGTCGCCCCACGAGGTCTAGACCTAACCTGCAAGCCAGGGTTCACCACCATTGAATCCCGTGACGGCGAAATCTCTGCAATTGTGTTTGCCATTTCTGCAAGTTAAAAAAGGTTTACTCTTATAGAGAGATAAAGGAGCCAACATGGCAACTAAGTTCAGCATTGGTCACGGTATGCGCCGTCGCAATGGCACCCCTTCAAGTTCATTGGAAGCAGCAGGAAACATGAAAAACCGCAATCACATGACGCACCACGAAGCAGTTGACGCAGCAGCCCAGGTTGGCAGCCCACGTCTTCCAATCAGCGCCATCCCAGCCCTTCAGGGAACTCTAATTCCTAAGAAGAACACCCAGGCTATGGACCCAACTGCAGGTGGAAAGGCTAACCGCCAGAACATCGAGCGCATTGGTGCTTCGTACCACATCTCGGTACCATTCACCCCTACCATCGACCCAGCCGCAGGTCCAACCATGGCTAATGCCAAGATTATCCCATCGGTGCCAGGTCGTACACCTAACTTCGGTTCGGGTCTCCAAGCCGCAAGCGAGTAACCATGGGACTGGCTAGAGCAGAAAACCCAAACGAACTGCACAGCAATCTCCAGCAAGACCGCTATGAGGGTCCAAGTGGTGGAACTTCGTACCAGAAGGAATACCGCACGTCATTCCAGACTGCTGGTGGTTCGTTCACAACCAAGGGACTTACACAGGGCAAGCCAGTAGGTTATAGCGGTCAAAGCCGTTCAAGCCTAGTTAACTGGGATGCAGGGGCATCCAGTAGCCCAGGGTTTACTCAGAATTAGTAAGGATTAGCAATGGCTAAAAAGGGTGGATTGAACCCAGAGTGGAAGCAGAACGTTACCACGTCAGGATACCACCCCGTAGTAAGCGGGGTAGTTTTCTCGCACCTTACTAAGGAGCATGGTGGAGCCACCATGGATGTCAATACAGGCGAGTTTGTCGACGTAGATGACCCTAGCAAAGACACTCACCTAGTTGGGCAAGAGCCTGACGTCAAAGGTGAGAAGATTCCAACCACAACTATGGATTCTGCCGAGACGTTTATGCGTTTCCCAGAAATGACCCGTAAAATCCGTGAGGCAACTGGCGGTCGTGAAGGAGCCTCAGTAGGCTCTTGGGTTAATCCTGAAGGCAAGGTCGACATCGACGCCTCAGCGCAAGAGCCTGACCTTGCTAAAGCCCTAGAAAAAGCCCATGTACGCAACGAGGCTGCTATCTGGAGCACCAAGAAATTCCGTGAGAGTGGTTACGAAGACGGCGACATCCCTAACCCGTTTTACAAGAAGAATAAGTAGCCATGGCAGGTCCAGTAAATAACTTCAGCCCAAACCAAAACTGGCAATCACTTGGCGGTAATGGGTTTATTGGGTATAACAACCAAGGTGGTCAGGGTATCCCTGTCGCTCGTTCTGACCTCGACGCAGTCCGTATTGGTACTGGTCGAGTTCCTTCCGCAGAGTACCCAGACGGCTACCTAGGCACTATCCGTAGCCGTCGTGATGACCGCCTACTGGACTCTATCAAGAGCCGTGTTGGACAGAAAGCCTACCAGCGTGGTGTTCACAAGGGTGAGCGCATTGAGCCATCTATGTACTTCTGGTCGCCAGAGTTTAACGACCAAATGGGTCTGCAGCGTCAAGGCAAAGCCAAGTACGATGCCAAGGCAGGTGTTTGGCGTGTTCCTAAGGCTGGTCCACAGTTCCAGTTAACCCCTGCACCTCACCTAGTTAACGATGGCAAGGCTAATACAGTTGCCAAAGAACCAAACGCCATGAACATGATTCGTGCCCAGCAGTTGGCGTACCTCAAGCCAGTATGGAGGTAACTCATGTCAAACTCACCAGATGGTCGTTACGATTACACTAAGCCTTGGGTAGGCACTCCACAAGAAAACGTAGAGTCAATGCCGCCTAAGTGGGGCTATAACGGTCCTTGGGCATCCAACATGGAACGCCTAACTCAGCAAGCGTTGATGGCAGCCACTATGTCGGCTGCAGACATCCAGCAGTCTGTAAGACCCCCTTTACCGCAGATTAGAGTATTCCCTGACCGTTTTGGTTTTGGAAATCGCCTACAGCCAGACATCAACGATGTCATTTCCCTAGACAGAGTCTACACAGAGCCACGAGTTTCGTGGTACAGCGGAAGCCCAGCAGGGTATTCTGGTAGTAGCAGAAACAGTTTGGAAGGTATCTAATGGGTACAGCAAAGTCAGGTAACCGCACCTTTGGTCGTGCCGCACTTA